TTAAACTCTATTCTATCTGCAAATATCTGTTTGTCGCCTAGTATGAAAGACGTGAAGTTATCGTCAGACCAGCCAAACTGCCTATGCGAGTCTTTTGCTACAGTGTTTGCCTGTAATTCGTTCACCCATGTTGTTGTATACTGCATAAGTTCGTCTACCTTCGTTACTGCCACACCTTCCATAGCCATACATTTACGGAACTCTTCGCGTGATGTCACCGCAGTCAGTGGTACAGTAAACTCCCTAACCCCATCTCTGGGTAGGTGCAGCCGCATGACTATAGCTTCGCCTAACTCTACATCACGTATCCGCCTGATAACATATATGTCGTTATGGTATATGACTTTCTCGTCAACTTCGCCGTCAGCGTTAGTGGTACGCGTATATACTCCACCGTTAGCCCCTCTGAAGTAAGGGCGAGGGTACGCAGGTATAGTGTATTGTTCCACTGGCTTACCTTCTGGGAACAACTCTACTACGTTATCTTCTTCTCCTGCTTCCCTAACCTTCTGCCCTAATACAATCGGCGATTTAATTTTACCAAAATGCGAACAGTCCTTACAAATATCTGGATTGTATTCATCAAACTTGGCACACAGATACGGACCTTTTATCAAGTCCATCTTCCGCATAGTATCGTGTTCGTTGTAGTCAGGGTGCCCCTTAGATATAACCTGCGCTGCCTTATCGCTATCAACACAGAACTTGGCGATAGATAGCCCTGCGCGCCACATAGGTTCACTCACCTCTGCGGGGTTTGTTATCAGGCTTTTTATCTGTTCGCACCCTTTACCAGCTAGAGTCTTACGTAGGATATCCCCAAACTTGTTTTCTTTATTCCCCATGAGTGCGTCCATAACCGCACTGCTACCTTCTGGTACGTACTTGCTAGGAACTGGTATCGGGTCATCGCCGAGCAGTTCGGCAAACGCATCGAAGTCTACAGGGTCGGGCATACCCATACCAAAGAACTCAACAGGGCTTGGTGGGTCTGTCTTGTGGTTATGTGTGTAAGGTACGCGTAGCACCCGCGCGGCGTCTGCCGTAACAGCAGGGTCTGCTAATAAGTTATTATCCGCGCACAGCTTCTTTAAGCGCTCCGCTACAGGTAACCACTCTATTAATTTTACTGATTGTTTTAGAAACCAATATACATGTACGCCACGCCCTGAGTTTACGAGCAAAGGGTTCGGTAGCGAAAACTGCTGACAAAAACCACGCAGCGCTTTCATAGCTTCTTCTTGTGAAGCGTAGTCTTTACTAGGCCCACAATCTAAATCAAGAAATAACGTATTAAGTTGTTTTACGTTATCTACTTTACGCGATCCTTCTTCTTCAAACGTAGCTAAAGCAAAATACGCGTCGTAGCCTTCCGCATCTAAATTATGCGCAGCCTCTATAAGAGCATCTATTGAGTCGTAGAACTTTTGTACCCTGCGATCATCGCTAGTGCGAAACGCGAACACACAATAAAATCCTTCACTCCCCAGTGCCTTGTCTAAGAATTTTTTTGTTTCCATAATAATTGCCTATACCGAAAGATACCACGACAGGGGTGTCGGCACTCACCCTCTTCGGTACATATATACCTAGTCGTGGCAGAGTCATTGCTAATACCTAGTCATCCCAGTTATCAACAATATCACTCAAGCTGCTTTCATCCTTGGGAGAAGGATCAGATTTTTTAGCAACTTTCTTCGGCTCTTCTACAGATTCCTCTGTAGATTCTTTTTTCGGGGCGTCAAACAAAGCTTTCTTGGGTGCCTTGTTCTCTTCTTCGCCCTTAGTTTCCATCTGCGATACAGTCATTGTAATAGCTTTGATTGTATCTGGACTGTCTTTCAGTTCTACTACCTTCTTGAGTTCAGCTTCTTCCAATGGACGAACTGCCTTGAAAAGTAGTTTCGGTGTATCACTGTTATCGTCAAAGTACATGTTCGTGACGATAGCAATCGCAGGTGTGTTATGTGCATTCAGATACCGAGCATAAGCCTGCATAGGCATCTTACCATCTTTGGCATCACCGAACACGCTAGTGGCTGGCAGTTGCAGTTGGTACACTTTATCTAAGTCACCTTCCAGTGCCACGGCGATACGCTGTGCGAATCTACAAGCGCGGCTTTCACCTTGCCCCGAACCTTTGATATTTTGTGGGCAGTCCATACAACGTGCAGCTTGCCGCTGGTCTTCTGGCACCTCTGGCGCGGGAGTTTGAGTATCGGCAGACCAACAAGCTGGCGGTGCAGGATTCTCGGGATCGTAAGTTCCAGCGTAATATGTGCGGGAAATCTTAGCAGCGTTAACAATGACAACGTTCATGTTATCATCTTTACTTACGTTGACTTGCTCCTTACCAACGATCTCACGAAACTTACCGCCTCGCAGACTGATACGACGAGCACCGCCGCCGCCTCCGCTTAGAAGGTTATCGTTTACATCGTTAAGGGACTTAAATAAATCGCTAGTAGCGAGCGCATTGTTTTCAAACAAGGTTAAATTCGACATTTATATCTCCTAAAAGTCGTCGTCGATTGATGGTTCATCAGCCACGTTCAGTGAACCGATACCGGCAGTTGTAGCTATAGAAGCCACCGAAACTGTTTCGTCTCTATCCTTTGAAGTCAAAGCATCGGATACGTCAGCAACACAGAACCGATAAGTGTTACCAATTTTTACATAGGTATCTTTCGGGATGTGCCCATTACGCACCCAGCCACGGATAGTAGAGACGGATACAGAAAAGTGTTTTGCTAAGTTCTCTATTGGAACATACGGGCCGTTCATTATTTTCTCCTAACTGAGATAGTAAACTCCGAATCTACGTTCAGACCTGCTGGTAATAAATCGGGGTTTTCTTCTAGGAACTGCTTTACATTAGTTTGATTAAGCCGCTTGTCAAAGAACTCAGGAACCCCGTGCTCAAGTATAAACTTGTACATAGACTCCCAGTCGCTTGTCCAATAGCGTGACCTAGTTGACCTGTAAACCAGCCCTGCGTTGGTACGTACACTCTCAACATTCTGCGTTTTGCAGTAATCAAGCAGTGCTGCTTTAACCTTGTCTAATTGTGAAACAAGGTGTTCGTCTTCTTCCTTAAATTTAGAAGACAATTCTGTACGTTTATCACGTATTTTTATGTATGCGTTGGTGAGTTTTTCGATAGAAACTCCATCATGTTCTCCCATGTCTACCTCCTTATAACTATCGAGTTTTGTAATGTAGTGATAAGAAATGGGCTAGTCAAGTATTTCTTTGTAAAGATCAATCATTTTTGTGTGTACATCAATTCTGTTATCTAATAACGCGTAAACACGTTTTTCTATGGCAGAACCTTGGAGCTGTACAACTGTGCAAGGGTGTTTTTGTCCTGATCTGTGAACACGTGCGTTAGCTTGAGCGTATGTTTCCAATGAGCTAGTTGGCCCCCACCAAACCACTGTGTCAGCAGCTGTTAGGGTAACTCCGTGCGCCGCAGATTGTGGTTGGATAACCAGCACCTTGGGGTCTGATTGTGTTTGGAATCGCTTAAATATGTCGGTGCGTTTAGATACCGGCACGTCACCTCTTATTATATCAACAGTAATACCGTCCCTGCGCAGCTTGTCGGTGAGGATGTCTATGGTGTGCCGGAAAGGTACGAACACTAAAACTTTCTGACTAGTCTCGTTGATAACTTCTTGCAGCACTTGGTATCTATGTTTGATATCAAATTCTAGTGTGTCGCCGCTGTCGGTGTAGACCGCCCCCGCAGATATCTGCAATAGTTTATTCATATTAACCGCAGCGTTGGCGGCAGTAATTTCTTCCCCCGCCGCTTGCATAACCATACGTTTCTTTAATGTTTCGTAATATTTTTTCTGCTGCCTCGTTAGTTCCACTTGGCGTTTTACGTAAATCATTTCTGGCAAGTCTAGGCACTCGGCCTTGGTGAATCGTATAGCTGGTTGGAGTGCTTTATACACAGTGTCAGTTGCGTTTTCTTTCGGCATCCATTTGAACTGCGTAATTTTAAACATAACCATGTCACGGAAAGAGCCAAAGAATCGTGGCACAGCTAGTGGATTTACTAACTTAGCCAGACCGTAAGCGTCCAGTGGAGACTGCGCAGCAGGTGTACCTGTCATCATCCACAACCACATGTCGGGTGTTAGCAATTTGTTTAGGGTCTTCCAGCGTTTAGTCTGTACGTTCTTGTAGTGTGTCGCTTCGTCAACAATAATGAGATCGAACCCACCATTTGCTATGGCGTCTGATACAATCTCTACACCATCATAATTTATTATTACAAAATCAGCAGAGCCGGATATTATTTCTGCGCGTTTCTTCGGCGCGCCGTACGCTATATCTACAGAACGGTGCATAGCAAAACTAAACAAGTCAGCCCGCCACGCACTATCCATAATCGACAACGGACAGATAACTAACACACGCCGTATGACACCTTGCTTCATTAAGAAGTCAGCCGCCCATATTGCGCTAGCAGTTTTGCCAGTACCTTGCTCGTTAAAACAAAACGAACGTTTGTTCATTGTCATAAAAGCTGCGGTAGTACGTTGGTGCTTGAAAGGTTTATGTTGCCCGGGCCAGTCGTAACGTCCTTCTATAGGTGATGGCACGTTAATATTTAGGCTCTTCAACGTATGAGTTTCGGGTACGCCCCATTTAACAGCCACTGTGTTGTTGGGTAGTTGTTTGCTGTTTGGGATTACAGTTGTTACTTGTGCCGGATTTTTGAGGCGCAACAACAGTGCCTTGTTGTCGTATATTTCCACATTGTTCTCCATCGCAACGCCACTTTTGTTAGTGACGCGGTTTTTGTTCTATTACCCCAGAAATATAAAATTCGTTTAACGGTTTTTCTTTGGGCTGCTCAGTGCACCGCCTGCGGCGCGGTTTTTCTTGCGGCTCTGAACGGTTACTCCGTTCTTATTGCTACCGCCTTTGCTTAAAGGTTTTTTATGGGCAACATCTTTGCCCTCACGCTTATCGGCTTTGCCGTTCTTGTTAGCGTCTTTACCTGTCTTGTCCATCTTACGCCGTGCGCGTTGCCGTTCCATACGGTCAGCATGTTCGCCTCTGGCTTTCTGTTGTTCGTATTCTTTTTTATACGGTCTAGGTTTTTTTACATATACCATCAGTGACCCCCATTGTGTACACACTCAGTTACAGGGCAGTGCCGCCTACACAACCCACTTGGTTTTGGGTTCCATACGTCTGTGTTAAAAGCTGTTTCCATACGATTGTAGTTAGCCAGCCATTTGTTCCAGAGTATAGGTGACGTTTGTTCTTCGTAACTATCTTTGATTAGGTCTTTACTAATAACAAACAGCAACCCTGCACGGACTTTCTTGACTTGCGGAAAGTGTTTGAACACTGTGAGAGCCATAAGTTCGAGTTGGCCTTTATCAGCGTATCGTGCGTTCTTACCTGTCTTGTAGTCTATCACCCACGCTAGGTCATCGTCTAGGATAATTAAGTCTGCGATACCACGAAACCAAACATCATCTGCAAAGAAGTCACACGGCTCCAAGTTTTCTGTAAGCCCCATCTTGCGCTCGCATAACTTGTCACCCCGCTTTGCCTTCAAAGATTCCAGTGCAGATAAAGCAAAACTAAACCTTGGGTCAAGCGGCTCATCGCCCTGCATGAAATCTTCTGCGGCTTTGTGAAACTCTGTGCCGTAGCGCATAGCCTCGGTCTCAACGACAGGATACTGTTTGAGTATCTTCTCGTGGTAAAATTGCTTCGGGCATTGCTCAAAGGCTTTGATTCTACTAAACGACCAAGGCTTTATACTCACTCACAGTCTCCGTACGATTTACCAATACCAGCTTCGCAGTCGATAGGCAGACCATCTGCCCACTCAGGAACCCAGCGCATAGATTTTTCTACGTCTATCTGCGCCTGTGCCACATCTTCGTCAGGCACACAGCAAACAATCGAGTCATGTACAGTTAGCACAACATGATGTTTCTTGGCAATCAACAACATCTGCTCACCTATTATACATCGTGCTATGGCTTGGCATACGTTCTCAATTACCTTGCCACCATAGATGCGGGTGCGGCCTCGTCTAGTCTTGTAATGAAACTCCGTACCCTTGTCGGTCTGGTCAAACCGCAAGTCATCATACCGTAACAACAAACCAGATGGCAGAAGTATAGCTGACTCTTCCGGCACTACGTCCAGTACGCCCGCTCTGCCAAATCTTACACGATCCCCGCGAGACAGCCCGACAATCATGTTCTGTGCATCGCGCCATAGTTTGTTAATAGCACCGTTGGCTTCGCGGTAGATACTTATAACCCTGCGGGCCTCGGCTAAGTCCATGTCAAACCCAAAGTTCTTTAGCTGTGCTTGGAACTTGACCGCGCCCATACCGTATCCGGCACCGAGAATTGTGGTCTTACCAACGAACCTCTGGTCTTTAGATACATCTTCTTCTTTGACGCCGTATATACGAGAAGCCATCTTCTTGTAAACATCTTCTCCGTTAGTGAACGCACTAACAAGATCGTCCTGCCCAGCAAGCCAAGCCAATACTCTAGCCTCAATCTGTGCTGAGTCTGCTTCTACTACTGTGTGGCCCTCTGGTGCTATGATGCTACGCTTTAACTTCTTACCATTCACACCACGACTGGGCAGGTTCTGCATGTTGATCTTATCATCCCCACCCCAACGTCCAGTGTGGGCAGCGTAGTACCTAACAGGCACAGGTAGTGTGCCTCGCTTTGCAATGTCGATAAACCGCTGAGTTCGTGTTTCTTCCAACGTAGATTTTGTGCCGAGCCTTGCAGCCACTAGCGTCTGAACCCTACCGTCTTCATGGTCAGATAACGCTTTAAATTCTTCGTCAGTCTTCGCGAAAGCAAAAGTTTCTTTTCCTGTAGCAGGACTTATTTTCATTGGCGGCTCAACACCAAGAGACTTTAACAACTCCGCGAACTTAGGATTACTCATCAGTTCTTTCTTGTCAGTAACCCCAGCGTTGGTGAGTAGTTCATCTTTACGGTCACGTGTTTCTGTGAGATGCTGTTCTAACAAACCCAAATCTAGTTCTAAAACTGGCTGGATAAACATACGTAGCGTCAGGTCTATCAGCTTAAGTTCCTGTTTGGGGAAATCTTTAGCCATTATAGTGAATAGTTTGTGGGTAAGGTTAACGTCATTAACGCAGTAATCACCGTAGCGGTCTAGTTCACTTTCCGTAAAGTCTTCTCGCTTCTTGCCGAGCGCCTGTACGACCTCCGTTCCCTTTGCACCAATACTATACTTTTCACTAACCGCCCTGAGACTTGCGCTAGTTTCGACCCCATGTATAGCGCGGGCAATACACATAGTATCGGTATACACGCGAGGGCGAATACCATACACCCAATTAAGAATAGCCCCATCGAACATGGTGTTATGACACAGTAACATAGCATCCGACCAATCGAATGATTGCAGATAGCCCTTAACTTGTTCGTGTGATCCACTTGCCCACTCCGTTTCTTCGTTGTTAAACTTAACGCCCACACCGATCACCTCAAAACGAGGGTCACGGATGTAGGCTTCTGTGGTTAACTTCGACAGAGAAAACTCCCTGTCGTAGTAGGTTTCAAAATCTAAGGTAATTAAATCCATTACGCTTCACCGTGTCTTGGCTGTAACTGCCGTTTCTTTTTTCTACCGCGTAATCCATGCTTTCGCAAAGTATACTGGTCTACAAGTTGTTGCCCTTCACTAGTCCACTTCATATCGTAAATAGCTACCTCTACCTCTTCATAATCGGCGTATTTTTTACTCACGTAATCCTTCATTTGGTCTACGGTAGCTAGTCCTATGGTAGCTTTACCGTTAACATAAGCATAATAAGGCATCACACATCCTTCCCTGCGAGTTCCCCACCGCAAGCAAGGTAGCCGCATCCGTCTTCCCAGTTATCAATATTTTTTGAGTTAGAGGCTACCCGCGCAATCTTCAGTAGCGTCATCTTGACCGCTACATCTATACCAGAAGGTAAGTCATCAGGTTTGATGCTGTCCCACCACGCCCAACCACTTTCGATGTTAGTGAAATTGTCTTCCATGTTTCCATGCTGTGCGGCGCGGTCTTTAGTGACGTAGTTCTTTGCGTTGTCGAGAATACTCGCCCTCGTTACAACTGGTTCTTGTAACACTGCTGTAGGGGTGTTCTCAAAAACTTCTTTTGGTGTACCGCTTTCCCCTTTTAGTTTGTACACGTAGCTAATGGTGCACCCGCATTTCTCTGCAACTTGTTTAGCGCTAGCGGTTCTGTTGTTAAGTATGTATCGCGTGACCTTTTCATATTTGGTCAGTTTCTTCCGTGCCATGTCGTTCTCCATTGGCTAGTCGTTAAAAGGTAATTCCAACTGGTTCGGGTCTTTTTGTTTTTGTATTCCCTCACCAGCTATTGTTAGGTCACAAATGCGACACGTAACAATTTCTTCGCTGTAATCTACAGCTGATCTACATCGCGGGCATTGACCCGCATCAATAGCTTTTTGAAAGCTGCCATCTCCTTGTTGAATCATAATTTACCCTCGCTAAAAATAAATGCTTCAAGTTCATCGTCACTCATCTCGTCAAAGTCTGGCTCTACTTCAATAGAAGGTAGAGGCTTCCGGTATCTTGTTCTACGAAACCGATTTGGGTTAGGTTTTGGCTCTGGTTTTGGCTTTGATTTTGGTTTTGGTTGGGCAACTACTGGCTCTAGTATTTCAATGGTGCGAAACTGTGTACCACAAGATAAACATTTTCGTCTGCGCCATGTAGTCTCGTTTCTTGGGCGGCTCTCTGCGACCTTGGTGTCGCTTTTACATTTCGTGCATAACATCTTCCCCTCCGATAAATAGGTGCCTAGTTCTATTTGCGGAAAGGAAAACGCATACGGAACTAGGACTAGCGTAACGTGCTTCTCCGACGTGGGCATCATCTTGCGACTTGGCTAAGACAACCCCACATTGCAGATAGGTAGACTGTAACCAGCAGTCTGTGAGTCCTATCTGCCAAACGGTATGTGGTTGAGGTTAGCCAACACATCACCGATATTATCTTCGTTTATAACAAGTGCGATACCGCCGTTGGTAGCTATATCTTTTAAGTTCTTTTCCTGTAAAGCTGTAGGTTTGTTTTTACCAGCCTTACATTCAATACCAAAAAACATCCCTTGATAGCAACCAATAATATCTGGCACACCGCTCTGCCCATAACCACCTGTTACTGGATAAAAGTAATACGCACCAAGTTCTTTCAGTACAGCTACTACTTTCTTTTTAACTTTTGCTTCTGGTGTCATAGCCATGTTACGCGCTCTTTTTCAAACGTCTAAAAGATAGCGTAAAGTGAACAACCTTTTTGCCATACCATAGTCTCATGTAGCGGCCTTTTGAAAATCCATAGATTGTAAACTTCGTTTTGCGTTTATATTTTTTCCAAACAAGTATTTTAATATTGAATACTGTAAACTCTCCCTCACCAAGTTCTGTCCAAGGGCGAGGCCAATCATCTGGTATATCTAGCTTTCCTCTTTTCATTTCCGTTCTCCTAATCAAATTTTAGTGGTGCGGGCATACCACACACTGTTCGATCTTGTTTTAATGTGTAATGACCATCTCTACAGTCCCAAGACTGGTACATTGCTGGATGTTCGTACTGTGTATATTCATTGGGGTCATGCCTAACACATTCTTTTTTGACGTACACACAGGCGATTGCTGTCTGTTCGCAATTCTGCAAAAACATATCAGCGTAGGCGTTCTCCAATCCACTTGTGTCCACCGCCCGCCAGACTCTACGTTTTCTTTGTCCTTCCGTCTCTTCTTTATTCATACCTAAACTCCTAAGAACTGGTATCACCTATTATGTTAGTGCGGCACTAACACCGCGATAAACCCAATAGACATCCCTATCTATCCTACGCCCTACCCCTTCCACGTCTTGTGTTGGGGGTGTGGGGTCACAGAGCATAAGCACTGCAACCCTTTCTTGCGCCCACTCAGGTAACTCATCCACAGAAGAGTATATCCCTTCTGCTTCCGAGTCAACACTATCCATGCCAATACATAGCACCTCGACTCGTTTCGTAGTGTTATCTATCGAAACACGGTATACATTGTCATCAGGTGGTGACGAGTTAGCGACAGACATAGAACATACCTTCACCGCAGTTCTGCCCAACACCATCGACATACTGCTTATCCTGTAACATGTTTAAGACTGACAGCTTACCTGCCAGCTCTTCAGGGACAGTATCCGAATTGTAACGATGAATCTCATCATGCTCCTTTACGTTCCAATTGCTTTCGGCATTATCTAGACCTACAACCTCAAAGGATTGCTTACCGAACCGCTCGAACACACGAACGAACCACATGTTAACAGGTTTCTCCTTCTCTGCGATCAGTGTGTCATCCGCCGCAAAGAAACTTAGCAACCGCTCACGGAAAGAACCTTCGACAAACTCATAGCCCGAGTTCGCCATGTGTCGTAGCTCACGATACAGGTCAGACCCACGGTGAAAAGTAGTAGTACCAAACACCGCCTCAGCAGTCGTACGTACTTCTTTACTAAGCACATCGCGCGTATCACCTATTGCATGGTATAAACTCTTGCGCGTTAGCTTTACCAATTGGTGCGGTGACAACACACGTAAATACTTTTTGGCGTTACGTATAGCTGTGTCCACGTTCTTGGTCATACGCATATGATGCTCGTCACTGTAAGACGCATATTTTTCGTTGATTATATTATAAGAATACACCGCGTACATAGGCGTTTCGGTGCTGTGCTGGAAGTCATCATACCCAATCCAGCCCATGCAGTATGGGTTGCCATCGCGGTACACATGATAAGACTTGCTGTTACGTGGGGTGAACTGAAGCCCCATACGTAACCCTTCCAACCTAGTGCGTAGATTGATGACCTCACTGTTTCCTACAAAAGCCCCTGATGTTAGTGCGTCACTAACAGTTACATACTTGTACCCCATCTTCTTATCCTTTCACTGTTCTGGTGAACCCGCAGGTTTTATTGATCCACCGATTGAATTGAGACTTCACATGCTTTACGTCTTCTTCTGTTTGGATACGTTTTATGTCAGAATAGTACACAAAGTTGTAGGCCATGTGTAATCTCATTGGATTATTATAGTTGGTTATCATCTGTATTGCAATGTTTGCAGGAATGTCTTCGCCGTAGAACCCAGCATACACACCATGCGTATCTTTAAGATACTCCACCATCTCGGATCGAATTGTACGGTGGCGTTCCCAATTAACATCCAACATTGGCCCGATGGCAAACACCCACTCACGAAAATCTGCTATGGCCTGTTTGTATCTGGCTTTCCGCGCTGTGTTTACAATCGTGCGTGGCGGCTTGGGTGCATCACACGCATCACCTACAAGAGTAAACCTACCACCATCTCGCTTGAATGTTAGTGACGAGCCATCATCTGTTGCCCGCATCCATGAATACCAAGGATTGCGGTTTACATCACTTTCATATACATGACGCGGCACATACATACACTTGGGTAGATAAAGTGCTTCGCCAGCATCTACACGTATATATTGCTTACCGTTCTGTACGATGAACCCCATACCGCGTGGTAACATCCTATCAAGAAACGTGTAGTGACTGTTGTGCGCACCATTGCCAATACCGTTGCGTACCGTAATAGTTTCGGTGCCATCGCTACGCCGCCTCCAACAGATTGGTGCTAGCGCAACCATTTCTGCTTGTGTCGGGATTGATGGCTTACCTCTGAAGTAATACCATTGGAACACGTCATCGTAGTAGCCACCGTTCATCAACAGATAGCAGTTAGATGATATCTTCTTTACACGCTCATGGTCACGCGCTCTGTCCCCAATAGGACGCACGTCTTTACCTTTGTTCCTACCACGCATAGGTACGGTGTTGTTGTAGATAGCCTCTACCTCTGCAAAGGTAGTTGGTTTTGTCCAGTAAATAGCCATTGGTTTTTCCTTTCCTTGGCTTGTTAGTGTACCACTAACAGTTTAGTTATTGTCGTTGTGGGCAGTTAAAGTTATGTCGTTACTGACTGAGCGAGATACATACAGAGCATCAGCAAGCAGGTCTGACAGTTCGTCACCACGATTGTCATCGTGACCGCCACAGTCACTCTCGTTGCATGAGATTTCTATGTCGTTATCTTCTTCGCCGATACGTATAAACCTATAAGCATATGGCATGTTACGTTCTTCCCAGAATGACTCGGCAAGTTTGGTCAGTGCCTCAAACCCTTTGACATCATCATAGGTACCGTACCACTTGACATCTTCTGCTGTGTACATGGCAACCCATGCGCCCTCATACTCCCCAATCTCCCATGAAGGCAGCAGGTTTTCTTTCTGCACAAATAGGTTGAGTGCATACACAGACATGAGTTCATCCATATCTTCTTTACTCACCATTGCTACTGCAATGACTACATCGCTACGATATCCCATCTTACATATCTCCT